TGTCAGCCGATATAACCGTTCGCGCAGTGCCGCTAGACGAAAACTGAATCTTTCCGCTGTTATCAATGTCAAGCGCTTCAGCCGGCGCGACCGTGCCAAGACCGACATACCCCGAAGAGTTGATGACAAACGGTGTCGAGTCAGGATCGGCGCTGTCTTGAACGCGCATAACGTCGCCGGTGCCGGTCTGCGTGACTTTGAGCGCTGGGCCAGCCGAGTCAGTTGAGATTGTGACGTTGCCAGACAAAACTGGCGACAGCGCTGTCGTCGGGGCGGAGATATAATCGACTGTCCATATTTCAACGTCATTAGCGTCGGTCAGCGTAAACTTATATGTCGACTCACCAAGCCAGACATTCGCTTCACCGCGAGCGTCGAGAATGACTGGATTGCTGTTCGCGGTAGCGCCCGAGCTGTCCGTATACGACGCTTGCGGCGTGGTTGTGCCGGCAACATAGGTATAAAGCTTACCGCCGGCCAAAGGAGCGCCAGCGGCGTCGATAAATTGCGTTTTAGCTGTGGGCGTTACGACGGCCATTTATCCACCTACAATACTGGTAACGGTCAAAATGACCGAAGGAATGGCGGGGATATGCCCCGATGCAGTAGCAGCTAATATTGAGACGTTTGTATTCGTCGTCTGCCAATATAGCTCGAAATAGTCGCCTGCGGTTAGACTTACCACAAAATTCCATGACGCGACATAGGCGTTACTGGCGCCGGCCAGAGTGATTTTCGTAGCGGAATCCGGCACATTCACGCCGTTTACGCTCAGCCATACGTGAACGTCTTTAGAGCTGGCGTTGGCGCTGATGAACTGCGCCGAAAACTGTATGTTATAAGTTGATGTGTTATCTACATAAACACGGGAATTTGGCAAGCTTGTATAAACGCCATATGTCAGGTCTGTATCCTGCGCGTTTGTTGTCGTTGTATTAAACGTCATGGCATATGGCGTGTTAGCCAACGCCGCCGTCTGTGTTTGCGTGCTATAAAAAGATCCGTAACGCCGCCCTGCTTCAACAGCTTGATAAGTATTAAAGAACCAACGATACCACGGACGATTAACAAACCCCGTAGCGTCGTCATTCATCTTGACTCGCGCGGCAGGGATCTGCGTGTTATTGTCAATATAATTAGGCATTTGTCGGACTCGCGTGCAACTCAGCGCCCATGATCGCTATCTGCACAGGATCCGTGCCAGAGATCTCGTAGACCCTATCGCGGAGCTTTAGCGTCATGCCGAGCCGACGCCAGATCGTGCGGTAGCCTGTTTGGCCTATTGGCCCCATAGATTTCCAATGCTCGTTTGACCAAGTATGACCACCATCGTCAGACCATCGCAACATGACCTGCGGGTTAGCGCCTTGCGTAATCGTGTATTCAGCATAGTCGCGGATCTTCAAAGGAGACCCAGCGCGGTCAAGAATATAATTATGTGCGCGGTCATAAATATAAATAATATCATTGACTTCCTCTTGGCTATAGCCAGACAAGCCCACACCGGCCTGACAATCAAGCTGAAGACTATGCTGCGCCGTGCGGTTTAGATCATTCTGACCAGTTGGCAATGCACGCCACGACCGCAGCCACTTTTGAGTAGCGCCTGCCTCTGAGTAAACCGTAGGATCATAGGCAAGAATATCGCCTGTGCGATAGTCGCCGATGACAATTTCATTATTAAAATTCATTTGGCAGTTGCCGCGAGTGCGGGTAAAAGCATTGTTTACCCACGCTGCGCGCTCATGCCATACACCCGTCGCCACGTCATAGACCCACGTCGTGTTAGCGTTCGGGAAGTTCAGAACATAGAAGCTATGGCCGTCTTGTTGATATGTATAGGCCACGGCGTCAGCTAATGTTGAGTATTGCTGAATCTGCCATTCGACCGCATGGGTCGAAACACGCTCGCCTGAGTAGCCTTTAGATCGGTAAACAATACCATTACCGCGTTGATCGGTGCCTAGCCAGAACAAGCCGTTATCAAGTTTGGCTACTGAATATGCGGCGATACAACCGATTTCGTTAAACGCACCTTGAATACGCGCCAGAGGAAAATCTGGCAGTCCAGCGTCATACCAGACCTCAACGGAGTTGGTGCCGAATAGCCAAACTTCGCGGTGGTCAACGATTAGCGTAACAAGATTGTCAGGTGAACCTTCAGCGCTGGCAAAGTAGAGCGGATCAACGGTAGTGCTTGTTGAGTCTAAAACCCAAAAGATCTGACTGTTTGGCTGGTTATACACAAACCAGCCGTCAAGAAAGCCGCAGCCAACAGCGCCCGCAAAAGGCGATGTTAGCGTCGTCAGAAACGGCGTAAACGTCAGCGTGGTGCCGGTATTGGTGGCAGTAGCCGCTGCCGATAGGATAAAGAAAGGCGAGAATGTCAGAGTGACGCCGGTATTGGTAGCCGTCGCAGCTGCCGATAATACAAACGTCGTCGTGTTAGTTATGCTGGCAACTCTCGCGCCTGTCGGAATACCTGTGCCTGACACAGGCTGACCAACATGAATATTAGTTGTGCTACCGCCCGATACGGTCGTGCTTGCATTAGTCGTATTAAACGTAGTCGTAGTTGTATCTTGGACTACACTAGAAACTGTCGCACCTGTAGGGATACCTGTGCCGGACACAGGCTGACTAGGATAAACGTAAGTTACGTCGCCATTCCATACGGTCGTGCTTCCGTTTGTCGTATTAAACGAAAGTTCTTGATAAGTGCTATTATAAATATATCCGTTTGTTCCGTCGGCAATAAATATCTGCCGCCCGTTGTCGGTCATATTGACGTTATCAGAGCCTGCAATTGTTCCTATCGCGGTGTAGTCCCAATTAGAATCAATACGATAGAGTGTAGTGGCTGACACAGCGTAGCCATACGTAGCGGTCGATGATTCACCGCTGGCAGGGTCTATTCTATCACTTGTAAACGTCCACAGCCCGCGAACCGGCCCCTGACCGAGCGTCTGAAGATACCGCAGTCCTGGCGCGCGTTGTAACCATGCGGCCTCTTTGCCGCCTTCTGGTATGACCTCTGGGAAGAGATTGACCATGCGGCTGTCCGCCGCGTTCGGGCTTCTGGTTACATACGAGCTGCCTAAGATCGGCGTCTTCATCAGTAGTTGCCCGCGTAGATGTTATAGCGCTGACGTGTGCCGACGATGCTGTAAGGCAGAGCCATGATGTCGTCAGGGTTATTGATGCGCTTCAGATCGCGCTTGCTATACATAGCGATGCGGCTGACCGTAGGCGATGGCTCGATACCAAACTCAGGGGCCAACTCGCAGGCCAGATTGTAACGGAAAGCGCGCAGATATCCAGGCGGGAAAAGGATCGCCGTCGCCAGTGTCGCTGGCTGCGTCAGTCGTTCAACGGAAATGAAATGCCATTCTAACAGTCTTAAAGGGACTGGATAGATGACCATTTCGATATTTGGATAAGTCATGTTCGTAAACATGACCTGTGGATAAGTTGACGTTACCGTCTTAACCGCAATGCCATCATATTGTTGTTGATTGATAAACTTAATTCCGTAAGACACGTTGGTCTGTGGATCGCGGAAGTAAGTCGCGTCGTCCAGCAACACAGGGCGCTCGCCCACAAAGTCGCCGGTCGGGCCTAACGAGCGTGTGCTCTCGCCTGACGGCCAACTAAACACTTGATCCTGAGTTGAGAACACCGCTAATCGTTCGGTATCCCAACTGTCGATCATTTGATTCAGCGCATATAGCGCGTCATTCGCTGTCTCTGACGAGGGCGTTTCGCCTTCGGCTAACACTCCGAGGAGCCTCAACGCCCCCACTATCTGATCGTAACACGAGTAAGTCGTCATCTGGGTCGAACCTTATCCAGCCGTTTTCTTCATCGGCTTCGGCCTCTAGGTCGAGACATGCCACCTTAACCCCATGTTCGGGGTGTTTCAAATAAATAACAGCCATTTGTTACTTTCTAAAGATTCAGCGGCCCGTAGGCCGCTGGATTTATTAGGTGAGAACTGGAAATTCCCATTTACCCGCAACTGATACGAAGAACTTACCCGCGCCAGTGGCGTTGGTTGTCGTCGCAATCGAACCCGCAGGGGCAGTCGTGGTGGTCGTTCCAGCCGTAATAGCCGAGGTCAGAAAGTAAAGACCTGCTGTCGCATTAGCGATAACAGGGCCAGTCGTAGCTGACGAAGTAAAAGTAGAATTGGTGATTGATGCGCCGTTGAGCTCCGGGTCAGAGAAAGCGACACCAACCGCTTGGGTGTTAGGCATTTTATTCTCCTAAAGAGAAGAGTGGGCTTGCGCCCACCCTAATTAATTAACGCGGTAAAGCGTCCATGTGCCAGAGCCGGTCTTGCGAGCGACAAGAACAGCGCCCGTCGTAACAGGGATGGTCATGGTTAGCGAGCCAGTAATCGTCCAGCCAGTAGCCTGAGCCGTCAAGTAACGAACAATCACAACACCTGAACCGCCATTAGCGCCAAAAGCCGCAGTGAAAACAGTTAGTAACGCATTTAAGAAAGCTTTCTGTTTTACTCCTGGGACACTGATCGAAATGGCAGATGGCACGATGAAACCAATCGAGTCTATCACGCTTGGAGAATCGGTCAATGGCGGACAAGTATTCTCGATACGAATGTCAATGACGGACCCTGGACAGATTTACAACTACCTTGGGACGAACGTAACTGGTACTCACGCTGTCAAGGAAAACGGAGTTTGGACGAGGGTAGAGAACAGTGCGTATGGAATTAAGACAGACTTGCCAGGTCCAGTTATTTCTCTTGTGACGGGAAATCACCGAATCCACAGTAATGGTACCGAGTTTGCCGACGAGTTCGAGCATGACAATTACGAAGAGATTACGATGGACGAGTCACTGAAGCTTTTGAATATTAAGGAGTTTTCTCATGCCTGAACGAAGGGACTTGCCTAAAATAAATATCAAGCCTAGGGAAATGCCGTTTGATCAGATTATTGCTGTTAAAGGACGGAATCCGTTTGGTGAAGCATTGCCTGGGTATGGCAAAGTTCTTTCAGACGCCATGATTCAACAGGCGAATTTACGAAAGATGGGACAGCAAACGGCAGCGATTGAAAAAGCAATGGGTGCGGCTCCTGGATCACTGAATGGGATGGACCCAGAGCAGGGTCTTCAATTCGCAAAGATGCAAAACGAATTACGCCTTCAAGAAATGAAACAGCAGAAAGAACAGGAGAAGCAGACTCGTTCTGTTTTTGTGTCCGAATTTAAGAAAAACCCAGATCCGTATTTGCAATTTGAACAGGGTGGTGGAAAACTCAACTTCATAAATGATCTTTCCGATGGGAACAGAAATGCGAATTTGGATGTTAGAAAAGACTCAATGGTTCTTAATTGGGCAGCAAAGATGAGGAATGATCCATCTATTAAGCCTCTGTATCAACAGAAAATAAACGCTTTAATTTGTTCACCTAAATTCTTGTGTTGTTCGACCAAAACTTTTCCAAGATTTTCTCTCGGCAATGCGGTTTTGACTCCCACAGGATTTTTATACCGCTCCAAAATATCCGCAGATTTAATATCCGAAGGAGTAATCGCATTTATAATGCCTCTCCCAACTTTTGGCAACAAACGTAATGGCTGAACTGCCAAGTCTTGTGCAACCCCAATCCCGGCTTGAGTCGCAAGATTTGAATCTTCAGAAGAGAGTCCAGGGATTCTTGGGATATTTCCTTTCGTAAACGGGATGGGGTTCGGAATA